GTGTAGTAACACATAATCAAATATCTTTCCGTTTTTACGCACTATCGCTACTGTGTTCCCTGAAATATAGCCTTTATCAATCGCTTCTTTAAACTCATCTATATATAACATATTTTATCCTCCTATCTATCTATTCGATAAAAAATCCTAAAAATAGACAATTTTAAATTTTTCTGTTCTGATAGACAAAAAGATAAATATTTTAAAAAAAAGTATTGACTTTATATAGTACATGTACTATAATTATATATAGAAAGGAGGAAGATATGAGAATATCAGAAATTGCTGATTTGCTTACTTCAATCGGAACTCTGTTGGTTGGTATAGCAAGCATAATCACAGCAATAAAAAAAGAACCTAAAAAGAAAAACCGGCCACGGAGATTCAAATAAGGTTCTAGTAGTAGTTTGGGGCTCAAGCCCCTTGCCACTACTGATAGTATATCATATCTAAGACAAATATGAAATATTTGATTATTTTCGCAATTTGTTTAGTTGTATTTTACTTTATTAACAAGGATGATTGAAATGGATAAAGAATTAACACCTCAAGAAAAAGCAAATAAAAAGTGGGCAGAAAACAATAGAGAACATAGAACCTATCTATCAAAACGATCTACTGCTCGTAGTTTTATTAACAAAAATGCTACAAAAGAAGACTTATTAGAATTAAAACAATTAATTGAAAGCAAACTCTAGACACACAAAAAAACCGCCCTCAATAGAGAGCGGTTAATATTTATTTCAGTTTTTCTTTGACAACATCTACTGCCTCTTCAACAGCATCTTTAGCATCATCTGCTAGTTCTTTACCTTTAGCAATTGTTTTTTCGACAAAACCTTTTGCCTCTAACTCTTTATCGCCAGTTAGCTTACCAGCTCCTTCTTTTAGGCTACCTGATGCTTGTTCAACTTTTGATTTTAGTTTTTCTTGTGACATAATGTGTCTCCTTATTATTTTTATTAATTATAACATCTATATCTTTCTTTAGCAAATAAAAAAGCAAGAACAGCTAGTATCAGGCGATTCTTGCTAAAAATTTCTATTTTTTTGAATTTGTAAAAGTAGTACACTTTATCCCATTAATCATTGCTTTAACAGAATCATAATCTTTAAAACCTAAAAGCTTTGCCCTACTGTCATCTTCTTTACAAAGAGCCTTCAAACTAGACTGTATATTTCTCCATTGATATTTGGAATTAATAGTATTTACAAGATAGACTACAATAGCAATAATAACGGATAACTTATTAGAAGGTTTAGTCACGTTATGTTTAATTATTACTGTATCAATATAATTTCTCCATTCTGAACGAAGTTTAGGCTTTGTTGTGATTTGAATATCCAGTACATTTGAATTATGAGCACATACATTTCTTATGAAATTCAAACATTTAAGCCACGAAACAAGTTCTTCTGGTGTACAACTGTAATATTGACAAATCTGTTTAATGTTCTTCTCACTCATGATTGTTAAGATTGAAACGATGTCACCAAACATCAATAAATCAATAGCAAGCCACACTGTTGGGAATCCATCTAGATCAAGGTTAATTGATTTTTGTAACTCAGTTAGTTGAGATTTTCTTACAGTATTCAATAAATTCTTTTTAATCCTAAATTGTCTTTTTTCAATATCATATTTTGTAAACTTATTCCTATTAGCCCATGAAGAGAAATTTAAATATCCGAACGCCCCATATCTATCCCCCAAAACAAAAGAAATTTTTGTTTTAATAGACACTTCAATTTTTTCAATAGCGTGCAGTAGATAGATTCTTAAGTTTTTATCCTGATAATATCTTGCCAAAACTTCTGCAAACTCAATATTATCATATAAAATATCCTGCTCCTCACCATCTTGTTGCTTTATTTCAAGTGGTTTTGCAAATTCTTTAATTCTATAATAACTGATATGTTTGATTTTCTCTACATCATCAGCTTTAACAATTAATCCACGTTTTTCAAGTAGTCTAATTTGATCTTCCCATGTCAAAGCTAAAGGTTGTTTCATAACTCTCCTAACGATATAAAAAAAGCCCCATATCAGAACGTATCTGCCTATAAAGGAATGGGGGGTTTGTCTTGTTAAGATAATTATACTTTTTTTAAAAATAATGTCAAGCCACAAAATCGTGTCTTGAAATTTATAAATTCAAGCAACCACAACATATTGGATGATTATATATAAAAATACATTTTTAGCACAATATATTGTTGAAAAAATTTTGTTGCATTCACTATTGATAACAAAAACAGCCCCCGCAAAGCGAGGGCATTTGTCTTATCTTAAGGAGTTTTACCTCCATAATTTTTTGCTACCGACATTTATGTCGCTCTGTTGGTTTACATATCTGTTGCATCAATTAAGTAAGCATCTTCTACCCATTGTTCGGATTGCGGTGCATTAATACGTGACCAACCGTTTATTTTTTCGTACACTCTCACACGAGTACCCGCTTTGATAAACTCTTTATCGGTGCTACTTGCGTTTGGTTTAGATTCTACGTAATAATCTGTGCTTAGAGTCGCTTCGTAGTACGGCGTATTTGAGTTATCTAGCTTAGTATTAACATCTAAACGCTGATTAAAGCTAACTGCTTCTTGCGGTTTATCTGCTTTTGGTACAGTCACTTGGCTATTGTCGTCAGCTAATAAAACGACATTTTTATCTAGTCCCCCAGCGACTCCGACGCTTGTAAATTGCCACCAGCGCACGCCGTCCATTGATGGGAAATAGTCCCAAAGTGGGTCTTTTCGTACTTCGTAGTCTGGATAACCAGCTATCCAAATGCTGTTTGGGTACTTAGCGATAATTTGCTGATAATCAATATTATTAAGCGTAAATGGCTTATAGCTGTAGTAAACAGGCTTGTAACCAGCGCTAGCGATTTTATCCATAAATGCAATAACTGCGTTTGTGTTAGCTTGCTTGTCTGCGCTTGCGGAATCTTCATAGTCAATGACTAAGTATGATACTTTTTTGCTTGGTAAGTTAGACAAAAATAAGTCTGCTTCCCGTTGCGCTAAAGCACTATCACCGCCAAAACGTCCAAAGTGGTAATAGCCAATTGGGTCGCTTGTGTTTGCTTGTTGTTGATGCCTATCAGACAGCCAAGCGAGCGACTCAGATACTTTGATAATCGTTTTAGTAGTGCCAGCTTGCTGACAAGTAGTGGTTAAGTCTGCTTGTTGATAAGCTGATACATCAATAAAATAATCGCCTTTATTTAGTCCTATATTACCTGTAACAGTAACTGCATTTTTAAAAACTTTTGGCCTAAAGGCAGTTGGGTATGTTGCGGAGTATGGGATTTTTACAATATTGTATGCGCCATTAGCACCGCCTTGATTTTGCCCCAAAAACCAGCCATATCCGCCTCCTGCATCGCTGTCAAAAATTGCTACATGACTGTAAGGCGTTACACCGTCAACAACCATAAAAATAGCAACATCACCAGCTTGCATAACTTCCACTTCATCAAAATAGTTTAAGATACCATTTTCGTGACGTTGCTCCCATATATCCCTTGCGTATCCTGTATTTGTACAGTTTGCGTATGGCAGTCCTAGATACTTACAGTAATCTGCGTAGCCATCCCAACATTGTGCACCGAAAGACCCATCAATATCATAAGCGTTACCATTTGACCTGCTTTTATATTCTTGATAAGTTGCCATTTACTCCTCCTTTCCAAAAAGTAAATAAATCGGATAACTAAAAAAAGCAACCACTGCAAGCGGTATGTACAGTATTGCTATTGCTAGTACCATTGCTATTTTAGTGATTGCACGCATGTCCCCTCCTATTTTTTTGGCTCGTGGTAAGTCAATGCTTGCTCACTGTCTGAAAGACCTTCGGTTGTTGGGTCTGTAACAATACCTGCAATAACAAGTACTGAAAACACACTATTAACAACTACTAACAATTTATTACCTAAATCACTAAGTTCAAGTGTATAACCAAAAACATTTGCAACTGCTTGTACAACTAAAAATATTGCTGGAATAATTGCTGACCAAAATGCTTTGTTTTTAATTCTTACTTTCCAATTAATCATGTTATTTCTCCTCTTTTTCTAGACGACCAATGCGGTCACTCATATAAGACATCTCCTTTTGGACAACACCAATGGTCTGAGAAATGTCCTGTAACTGTTCTGTATTTTTATCTAAGTGACCTTTGAGCCACTCTTCACGTTTGTTAGATTCTGATTTTGATTGGTCATGGAAATCCATTAGCTTTTTCTCACGCTTATCAGACGTTCGCACCAGATAACCAACCACAATCATAAAAAGCAAGATAAAGAGAATAGCCCACACAAATTGTGATTGAGCGATTCTTTCTGCTTGTTCTACTGTCATCCGACTACCTCACTAACTTGCTAAAATTTCAGCAAGTAATTCTTCATCGCACATAATTGCAAGTTGCTCTTTTGTTTTGTTATTAATAAACTCTGAAAATCCCTTTTTAACAAAACTTGACCAAGCCATACGTCCATAATATAAGTCAATCGCAAATAATTTAATCATCATATCTATCCCTTCTTCCTGTAAAAAAATTCTAACCAATAGCAATAAGATCTTCATCTTTTAAAACCTCTTTTGCGTAAAGCGTACTTATCAGATTGATAAGTGTTTGTGTGCCTGTTGATGTTGATGTACTTAGTTCAGTCATTTTTTCAGACTGAGCTTTATCTTTATACTTTTCGTCGTAAAATATCTGCTCACACTTTTCAAGTGTTTCTGCAAAAGATTTATTATCAAAGTCAACTGGTAAGTCAAAAGTTAAGTTACCTCTTACGTGAGGTAAATCAACTGCCACAATTGCATTAACTTTTGCAATGCTTTTATCTTCTAACATTACAGGATATTTGTTTAAAATTTCCAATAGTTTTCCTCCTTTAAATTGTCCACTGAATTTGACCTTTTACGTTAACAGTCCATTTTGACGGATTAAACCACAGAATACGACCGTCTGCGCTCACTTGAACATTTAAAACATTGAGTTGTATAGTCCAAGCCGTTACTGCAAACATCATGTCGCTAGGTATCAAATTCGTAGGCATAGAGCCAACCGTCAACTTATCTATGCCATTCGTCGCAAAGTTGTACTTAACGGTGACTGTACTGCCTGTCTGCCTATAACTAAAACCATTGCCGATTGACTGCCAGCCTGAGTCTATCGTTGTAGGCAAGCTATCTTTTTTAGCGTACTCACTCCATGTGCTCCAAGCACCGTTTTCCAGCAACCGCGTAAATATAGTTTTATTTGTACGGTCGTAAAATTGTTGATAAGCATAGTTTGCCGTCTGGTGTCTTACAACTGTTACGTACCCAGGACCTGCCCCTACAGGTCTATTAGCACCTCTAAATACACAATAAAAACCTGTGTCTTGCAAGCTATTTAGGTCAGTGTCATCATGTCTAAAAGAGCCACCATTATTTAAAGCAAGTTGTTTTTGTTGGATTGGCTTGCCATCAGAGTAGATATTCCCAGCGACGTTTAAAGAACCTGAATCATCGATTTTAGGTAGTGTACCAATTCCAACGCTATTTTTGTGCCATGCTAGCGGAAAAGATTCTGTTGATACGGTCTGTTTTACAGGCGTTCCACCACCGCTAACAGAAAACAAATCACTTAGCAAGCCGTAAACATCAAACGATTTATCTGGTCCATACGTGCCACTCAAAGTTGCTGTTGAGTTAACAAGTTCTGCGGTTGACGTATATGTCCCACTAGCGTTAGAAGTATCAACTGTAAAGCTAGTTGTATTGAGTGGCGCTGTCTTAAAAGTCAACATCATCTTATTTTTTTGTACGCCATCAACAATAAGAGGTGCAATTTTAGCGTTGCGAGTAACAACCAAATTGTCATTTTTAGCGCCTGCTCTGGTTACGGTAAAACTGAACGCAGGTGGGAAGTACGGAATGACGTTTACTTCTGCGGTAATAGGGTCTGACACCCTGCCCCTACTATCTGTAACTGTAGCTTTAATAGTTGCTTTGCCACTAAAGTTAAATATCCCGAGCGGACCACCATTTTGCTGCGTGGATTGGTTTTTGCCAACCACCTCCGCATAATAACTAGCTATCGTCGACCCATATGCTCCTACAGCACCATTAAAAGTGACAATTGGATTGGATACAATTTGCACAAAATTATTAGCACCTACTAATGCAGATGCTTTTTGATTTGTATCCGATAAAACAAGACTTGCTATTGTTGGTTTAACACTATCAGGTAAAGTCAGATAAAAAATAGCGGTTGACGTCCCAATGACAGAACCGTTAGATTTTGTATCAACGTATATTGTTCCAGGTGTGCTAGTTGCATTTGGAACCGTATTAGCCCAATCTAAACTTGTTTTAAAAGTTGTTGAACCTTTTATATCACTAGCAACAACTCCAGTGATACCATTCACGTTGTATCTTACATCATGTGTAAAATCACTTGAACTTTGATTGATATTAACATTTAGCGCATCTCCAAAATAGCCGCTAGATACAGATACAGTACTTGCACGAGATAGCTTCGTTAGTTTAAATTGTTGGTCTGGTATCGTCAACGTTCCGGGTGCGTATCCACCTGGACCTAGCAATTTAGCAGCAACAACGACTATTTTATCTCCATTTGAATCGTGTGGAACTCTGATAGTTTTATCAATCAACAATTGATTGCCGTTAAAACCGATAGAGGAAGGTGCGTTAAAGTCATATTTAGCACCCACCCAGGCATATCCACCAAAACTATACTGAGCGTAACTGTTAGTGCCAGAAGTCAAATAGAGCCTAAACCTTACTTGACTACTATTGTCTGCAACCGACGTTGAAACCTCGTCAACAATATAAGTTAAGCGATAACTCTTGTCAGAGTTACTATAATATGTTGTCATCTATCCTCCTTTCTACCCGACATATCTTACGACGTTAATATCAGCGTTTAGTTCGTATTGCTCAATACGATAACGTCCAATTTGCAGTTTAGTTGTAAAAATACCGCTATCAATAACAAGCACACTCTGAGCTATGTATGCTACTTCTTTACCACTTGAGTAAAAACTGATGCGATCGTTATCAACTCTAACGCTTGACGTTCCATCTTTTTGTCCGATTACAAGACCGTCCTCTGACTGACTCATAAATTTATTAACAAAATCAGTGCGTATCTGCATCTCCCCAATTGTTTGCTGTACTGCTATCATGCGATTAGAAAAGTCTATCAGTTTTTGTTCTGATAACTTTTGTCCTCCCTCTCGTGCTTTGATTTCGTCTTGCAATGCTTTAACCCAGTCGTTGACTGTGTCTAACGTTGCTTTAGATTGCAATTCAGCTTCTGCGATGCGAGCACGTTCAGCGAGTGCATTTAGTTGCTCAACTGTAAACGCTTCGTCAGCTTTTGAATCAAGATTACTTGCTTTATCAGCTTCTGATTCCTGCCAGTCGCCTGTTTTATTTCCCCTAACGAGCATAAACCCACCAGAGCTGAAACTACCTTGCTCCGATGACACCATCGCGAACCTTGGTCTAATCCTACCTGTCTTAGTTGGTGTAAAAGTGATTTCAAAACGTCTGAGACTAGAGTCAACGTTTTTTATAATTGTCTCTCGTGGGGTATCGCTAGTAATAAAACCATCTGCTATATCATAAAGATAAAAATATAAATTCCCAGCTACCTCACGTTTAACATAAGCACTAAAAGTGTACGTTACACCTTGCTCGACCATGATATCTTTTGCATGCGACACTTTTTGCCCACTAATCCATTTTTTAAGCGTGAAAGGACAATTAGAGAGGTTCTCGTCTTCTAGCGTTGCAGAAGTAAACCAATCAGTCCCAAAAAATGATTTTGTACCATCAATCAGATTGTTTGTCCCGACGACAACCGTCCCAACCATGTCAGTCCAGCGGTATTTTTTAGGGTCACTTGAATCTATTGCATCGTAGTCAGTATATTGCCCAATGTAGCGCTTGTTTGCACTATCAGACACGCTAAAGTCAACTGTCCCATCTGAGCTGTTTGCATACGCTACATGCCAGTAAGGTGTCTTACCGTCAGCACCAGCTGGACCTTGGATACCTCTAGCACCATCTGCGCCTTTTATCAAATTCCACTTGTACTTTTTAGGGTCGTTTGAGTCTATGATATTATCATCAACATACATACCTATGTATGTTTTGCCAGTATTATCAGATACGCTAAAACCAGTAGTTCCGGTTTCGTCAAGGGCGTAAGCAATGTGTGTGTACGTTGCCTTTCCGTCAGCACCAGCCGGACCAGGAATACCCTGTTCTCCTCTCGGACCTTGTAAACCATCTATCCCCGGTGGACCTTGCGGTCCTGGCAACCCGTCTTTTCCGTCTGCACCGTCTTCTGTGTCTGTAAAGGATATTTGCGTACTTGCTACAAGTTCCTCATTTAAATATGCCTCAACTGTTATATTTAAAACGTGGTTAAAGTCGCTTGCTTTAACAATTAGCGATGGTCCGATATCAATTAGCGAGTCACCATTTTTATAAAAATAAACTGCTTCATAGTCTTTCCCGTTCTTTTGCAAGCTAGGAGTTAGGACAGATTCACCAGTGCCATTTTTAAAAGCGACACCATTCGAAGTAGCTAGTTTGATTTCGTATGGAATTGACTCATCGTATAGACGCAACATATCACTGATTAAATCAGAAGCTAACTGACTTTCTTTTTCGACAAAATTGCTGAATTTAGTTTTGTTAGAGCTGGGATTTGTTATGGATATTTCTTGCTCAACTACTCGTGCTGTCAAAATCAGCGGTGGCTCGTATCCGTCGTCCTGTATCCGCACAACATCACCAAGTTCTAAGTCAACATATCCATCAACTTCGTATGTAATTGCTGGATATGCGTGTGCTTTTAAGTCTTTTAGACCTGTTGACATCAAGACTTCTTGACTATCAGTCTCGACTTCCATGTCTTTTCGTATCCAGTTGTCTCGTGTCTCATTACCGGTTAAAACAGATGGATAGCGGTCTCTTGAAAGTGGTGCGTACAAAAATCCATTTTTGAGATAGTACTCTACTTTACCGTTTTCATCTTTCCACTCTTTGTAGATATAGTTGTCAATATAGATGATTTGTTCTTCTTCATAGGTTTCTGTTCGCGCCTCTTGTACAACTTCTTCGTACGATATCTGTGTTCCACCAGTAACTTGCTGTGTTGTTGCCCCGTTAACAGACATTCCTTGCGCTATTTCACGTGGATAACATACTGTCTGCAATCCAGATGCGAAAGAGTTAATGTCATATGAGTTTTCGACAACATACATGCGGCCAACAAAGTTTTGCTCCAAAACAGTAACTCTGGTCTTGGACACACTCTTGATAATCCCTGTGTGCCCCCATTGTGTTGTATAAAACGGAGCACCAAAATTTGCTTTAACATTATAGATACCGCCAGCTTGCAAGTTGCCAGCATTAGGCGACCTGTCTAGCTTCCAACCATACGCCCCCCAGTTATAGTCAGTACCGATTAAAGCAGCAGCCATCCCACCGCCAATGCGACCACGGATACCACCGATGGAACTATCAATCCAAGCTCCGTCTAACTTCTTAGCGTACCAACCAGACAAAGCATAACACTGTCCTGAGCCGATTCTGCGACCTTTAAGTCTAGTAGCTTCATTTAGTGCTTGCATTGTCTTAGTAGCTCTTCTAGCTACGTTTACGGCTGTTATAGGCTGTACTGGTGTTTGCCACAGCTTATCAATCGTATTGAGGATATTTCCAGTTACTTTATTGATACCATTTCGGATATTAGTCATCAAATTTGTGTAGCTTTGATATCCTGCTGCTGCATAGTCATATTTAGCTCCACCAGCTCTAAAAAGCCCTTTTGTATAGTCTGCTATATTCTTTTTGCCGACGACATTATAAATCCCTTGTTTTGCTAAAAGATAAGTGTAGTCTTTTAAAAAGTCGTCTACACTAGCATAGTGCATGTACGTTCCGCCCTCGTTTGCAGGACGAGCCATACCAGTAGTGACTTTTACTCCGCTAGGACGTGTCTGTGCTCCACCTGTCATTCCTGACCAGTTGTTATCACGCCTACCGACAGTTGAGTCACCCCAAAAGCTCTCTAAATAAAGTTGCGTGATGATTCCACTTGGCAAAATGTTGTATTGTACAGCGTAGTTTATAATCGCTTGTACGTTGGCTTTTTTTATTGTGTGACCGTAATATTTAATATCGCCGCCTAAGTAAGTCTTGTTAGAGCCAACTGTCTTAGTGACTTTACGTGTAACAGGATTAGAGACAACACGCTCACCTTTTACAGTCTTTTTACCGTAAGGACGTATTGCGTTATAAATCTGACGCTTATCAAGCTTTTTAGTAATACCAGCGATATTTTTTTGGTATCTAAGCACAGTGTCACTTCTATCACGGCCAACACCGTATGACTTGCCTTCTTCGTATTCTTTATAGATGTTTATGATAAAAGCTTTAAACGTGTAGTTATTGTGTAGTTGCGTTTCAAACTCAATTTCTGCATCAAAATTATTAGCAATCGATAACAAGCGAGCCAGTTTAGTGTCTTGACCAGTCCATTCTAAAGTTAGCTTCTTGTCCTTTACTTCGTTTGTGCCAATTGTCAAAGCTCCCCAGTTTAAAATGTCAAATGCTACAAGATACTCTTCAAACGACATCGCTTTAGTGGCTTTGTACGGGTTGCAATACTCGTTTAGCAACTCTAAATTTAAGTTTTCGCAATAACAACGTACAGTCGTTTCAGTCTCTTCGATCTGCATGATATTAAAGAGCTGTACTTTATCTTTATGTACAAACGATACAAACGCTTGGTCATTAAGCACTTGATACTTATGATTGAGTGGGTTGTCTCCTTCAAGTGTTTTTTTGTACACAGAAAACTCAAAAACAGATGAGCCTGTAGTTAACTGTCTAGTCCATGTGTCGTCAAAATAATTAAGCGTACCTTGTTTTTCATTGTCTAGCAACAACACAGGGTGCAACTTAGAATCATGTATTACTAGCGTTATTATAACCACCTCTCTTTTATCAATATTTCAGCGTTTGGCGAAGATTGAGAAAACTTAGATACCTGCATTACTAATTCTGTTTTTCCGGGTGGGATAGATATAGGTTGCGAACCTAAAACCATGTCTTGAATAGAATCTAAGTCTTTTGTTTTTACTGTGTCGTTTTCAAAATTAATAACTACTTCATCGCCGGGTTGGTACTTGTTAACAATGTTGTTGTAATGAGACACTCCCATTTTTTCGAAATTAACTTTTTCAAACAGGTTGTAGTTGATATATTTAGAGCTATCGCTACATGTCCCCATCGCAAGATGTATCTTGCGGGATTTTTTCCCTTTAAGGGACGGAACAGTTACATGATGATGCGCACCGTTAAAGTAAATACGAAACTTATCTTCTTCTCTAAAAATCTCAACCGCCCTGCTTCTATTCATCGAAAAAGGATTGTGATAATTTCTATCTGCCTGAAATTCAAACTGCTTGTAAAATCTCCAGCCTACACCGTCATCATCAAGAGCAAAAAAATTGTATTCTGTTTCAAAACCATTTTTTCGTTTGTAAGTTTCGATACCGTAGAGGAATTCATCGTTTTCCCCTGTCACACAAAGCTTTAAAAATCCTTTTTGATCCTGCGCGGTAGCAATAAAAATCTGTTTCCACCACAAGTGTTCATTGAGAGTATATTCGCCGTTTGAGTCAGGATTAATAATAAATGTCCGTGTTCCAACATGCTCGCCGTAACCCGGTGTAGTTCCTCTAGCACCAATAGCTACATACTCTCCACCTTTGCCAGAGCCTAAAATATTATCAAGGCGCATGCGCTTTAATTCCGAGTCAAATGTTGGTGGCATATAGTTGAGTTTTGCGACGTTGGGCGCACCTTCTAAAGCTTGTGCAATAGCTTTTGAGTAATCAAAAAGGGATTCGTTGCGATGAACGATAGTCCCATCTTCTTCCTCCGATGATCCAAGTGCAAAAGCGCCCGTTTCATTTGCGATACCGATATAACCGTTTTCAGAGTTATGTTTAATTTTGATTATTGGATAAGCGTTAGTATTACCATCATTTTGCAAATTAAAAATAAGCTTGTTGCCTTCTTGCGTATAGTCCGAAAACTTTTTATAAGTGATAGAGTGTGCAACACCGTCGGGTATGTAAAAAGTGATAACAGCCCTCTGATACCACCTTGCTACTTTTTCTGTCGAAATCTCACCTTGTGCAAGCCCGAGATAGTACTTATCTGGTTCATCTCCGAACGTCATTTTTTTAGGCTTGTCAACATTTAACACACCAGCAAGTTCATGTTTTAATTGCTCGGTTAAAACGCCATTTATTTCTAGTGGCTCTATATGTACTTTGATAATTTTAGCGCCCGTCTTTATGCCACGAATAGCTGTACCAAGTTGAAACGTCTCATTCAACGACAATGTTCGTTCATTTCCTATAGACCGCTCAACACGAGATATCCTAAAAAATTTAGACATGTCTACACCGTCATAAATAAATTTCAATTTAGCATTCCTTTCATTCGATTATTGCGACTATTTCGTTGCGTTTGATAATTTGTAATGCGGTCCGCAACTTTAGCTACCCACTGACCGTCCTGTAAGTAAAGTTCTACTGGACGCTCTATTGCTTGTTCTGCAATGTCTAAAGCTTGCTCAATAACGCTGTTATCTTTAGTAGATTTTAAAACTGCAATCATTTCCTCAATCATCCAATACAACTTATCATCTGTTGTTGAAGTCACTGTGTTTTTAGGAAGTTCGCTCATTCGTTGCGTGATATTAGCAATCTTAGTGTTGTCAAAACCAATACCGTTTGCATATTTTGGTATTCCTAAGTCATACATGTAATCACGAGTAGCACTTGCTTTCATGACTTTCGAACCACGAGGGAGTGGCAAGATAACGTCACGTCCATCTGGGATAAAAGATTGTCCGTTTGGTAATGTTACTAACTCTTTATATAAAGAACCTTTTTGGTCGTTGACCATCGCAAGTCCACCAGGGTGGTAGTCTGTACCAACAGCGTATCCTGTTAGTTTGCTCCATAAGTCACTCGCAGTTTTTTTGATTGACGCCCAAATAGTGACATGTTTATCTTGCACACTATTTAATGTTCTTTGAGCGCTGTTAACTCCGGACAATGTTTTATTAGCCGCTGTCACTTTGACTTCTTTTCCGACTAAGCTATTGATCGTTTTTTGTGCTTCATCTTTCCCTTTTTTTGTTAAGTTTTTAGCGAGTAATTTTTTTTCGTCTGGTTTTAAAGCATTCCAATTTTCAAGAGTTCGTGTTGCAACTCCTTTTTTATTCAGGAAGTCTTTGTTATCCCCTAAAATCCGCTTAACTTCTTCTGGCAAACTATTCCATATTTCTAAATGTTGCTTACTTTCTACTATAGCTTGAATACCTTGATGCCCATCAACAACTAACTCTTTCTCTTCTGGAGTAAGGGTATCCCATTTGCCAGTCTCTACAAGTACTTCTGCCATGGTTATCCGAGCGTTTGTTTCTAGGTTTGCGTTTTTAGCAATAAACTTAAGTCTGTCCCAGCCACCTTCCGCTTCAAGAGCCTTGGCTACTTCCTCTTTAGCATTGGTTTTTAACTTACCTGTTTTGGGATTCCAGACAAGTCCGTTCCACTGCGAATTAGCAAGCTTTTGGTCTTCTGTAGATTTCTTAGTGGTTCTAGCCCACATTGTATTCACTTCTTGCGCTTTTGAAGCCGCTTTGGTTGTCTTTGTCATCAACTCTTCGTAAGACAAACCAAGCTCCTTCATTTGCTTTTTAACATCATTAACCATCGCTTGTTGCAATTGAGGGTCTAAATATTTAGCAGTACCTTTTAGCAATTTCTTTTGAATTGCAGCGTAGCGCTTGCCGTAAGCTTCCATTTTTAAGTAATGGTCTGCTTCAAGTTGTTGTTGCTTCTTGTGTATCTCTTCGCGAGTTTTGACAGCCTCTTTGTCATTACCTTTTATAGAGTCGTAAACTTTTTTAAGACCACTTTTGAGTTTATTGTATGACTTATTTTCTGCTTTTATCCATTTTTCAGTAACTTCAAGAGCTTTGGTTAATTGCTGGCTATTCAATGAATTTAAATCGCCATTCATTGCTTTTACGATAGCTTTTTTCTCTTTAGCAGAGTAGTTCAATTTTGACAGTTGCACATTGATAAGCTCGTTTTGATTCGCTAATACAACAGCTTTTTCTTCTTCGGTTAATCTTCTGTGTTCATTACTAGCATTTTGATAGATATTGATAACTTCATCAGACATCTGTTTAACATTCTCTACAGTTTGTCGGCTAGATTTTTTTATTTGGTCCATCGTACCTTGGCTAAAACCAAATTGTTCTGCAAGTTTGATTTTTTCGCTTAAATCTTTATTTTCTAGCTTTTCAATTTCAGCAACTAAACCTTGGAACGCTGTCTTCACGGAGTTAACCTGTTCAGCTCCCCCTCTAAAGCCTTCCATTGATTGATTTGTTTGATCAACCTTATCTTTAAAGGATTGCAGTTCATTGGCTTGTACTTGACTAACTTTAGTCCCCCACTCTTGCGTACGTTGGTGCGCTTCGTAGGCTTTTTGAGCAAAGTATCCGACAGCAAGCGCAGCAGCTCCTCCTAGCACAACACCCCAAGTTACGGGATTCCCTAGCAATGCTGCCGCTCCACTCATTCCAGTTAATGCAGTAGTTGCACCTTCCGCTCCAACTCCTAAAGCAGCAGCTCCAGTTTTTGCTGCTCCCAGACTCCCGGAGAGTGTGCCTAACGTTTTGCTTAATTTTCCTAGTCCTTGAATCGTTCCACCAATTACGCCAACGCCTTTGCCGAAGATTGACAATGCGGGTCCAGTTGCTGCTGCAATTAGTCCCCATTTTATGATTTGTTGTTGTTGCTCTTTATCCAGAGAACTAAATGCTTTTGCTAAGTCTGCAACGCCTTTAATAATAGGTTTACCAGCTTCTAAACCGTCACGCAGTGCATCAATAAGAGGTCCACCAAATTCAATAGCGACATCATTAACTTGATTTTTTAGCATTTGTAATTTCGATGCTGTCGTTTCATAACGTTTGTTCGCTTCGTTCATTAAAGCTTTGTTTTCGCTAAAACCTTTATTAGCAGACTTGAAAGCATCACCTAGCAAGTCGCCAGCTCCTGCCAAACGTTGTAATGTATCAATTTCACGTACAGAATTGATATCCATGTCTTGCAAGTGAGCAGTTACGTCTTTCCCTTCTTCTTTAAAGCGTTTAAGACCTTTTACAAAATCAATAATCGCTTCTTGTGGATTTTTCTTCCATGACGCAGCGAATTCATCAGCAGACTTGCCGGCTATTTTCGCAAACTTCCATAAATCTTCTCCACCAGAAAGAACCTGTGTGTTTATTTTTTGCATGACACGACTAAACGCCGAACCACCAGCCTCTGCCTCGATACCAACCGAACTCATAGCAGTTGCAAGACCTAATATTTGAGGGTCTGTCAATCCTACAACTTTACCAGTGCCAGCTAAGCGAAGACCCATTTCAACAATTTCTTTTTCAGTTGTCGCAAAGTTATTTCCTAACTCAACGATAGAACTTCCTAGATTACTGTATTTTGATGGGTCCAACTGCGTGATATTAGCAAAACGAGCTAGTGCAGTTGCCGCTTCTTCTGATGATAAGTTAGTCGATTTCCCCATATCAATCATGACACGAGTAAATCCTAAGACATCCTTTGTCTTGATACCTAATTGACCAGCTGCTTCAGCAACGTGAGAAATTTCAGTTGTAGAAGCTGGTATCTCTTTAGCCATTTGTCTAATTCCTTTGGACAACATATCGTAAGAGTAGACAACTTTACCATTTGAGTCTTTTACTTCGTCTACTGTCTTTTTGACGCCAGCAAAAGCATCTTCATAATCAACAGCAGCCTTAAGAGCATATCCAGCGCCAGCAACAATTGGTGCAGTTACTCCTTTTGTAAAAGCAGCACCAACACCAGATACAGAATCGCCAAATGACTTCATTTTTTTCCCAGCTTGCTCCGCAGCGTTACCAAAACGAGTAAAAACACTTGTTTCAGCGCCTAAAGCTTTGAGCCTACTTTGCAATTCTGAAACTTTAGCAGCTGTTTCCATCATCGCTGACTTAGCATTAATAAGTGCTTGTTTTTGGCTTGCTGTCGCCTTGTTGACATCGCCAATATTTTCTTTTAACTCATTATATTTTTGAGATTGTTTTTTTAGTAATTCTTGATAACTTTTTAATGCACCGCCAGTTTCTGTGTAGATAGCTTTTAAACCTTTAACTCTACTACCATGACCATTAAAACTATTTTCTACAGCCTTTAGAGAGTTATCTAAGGTCTTCATATAAGTTTTTAAATTTCTTGTATTAGACATAAAAGGTGATATGTCTAGTGTAGCAGTCGCTACTAAATCACCTATATTCCCCATTAATTCTCCTTTCTAGCCGAAAAGGAATGGGAACGCTTTGTCTAAAGTTGTTTCAACCACTTCTTCTTTTTCAGCAAAATCAGTTTCTAGCGCTTTTACCATCAACTCTATGTCTGATAAGCGCATTTTTTTAATATCTAAAATGGTATACCCATTTTTTAGTAAACTTTGAATCCACAAGAGCAGGTTGTCTTTAGCTTCTTGAGGAGTTATCGTTCCTTTTTTTCGTCTTCCTCTTTTTCTCCGCCTAAAGCGTCAACAAAAAGATCATTCAATTTGTCCAAAACAGTCATGTCTGACTGTTTTAAGTCATCGATAGTAAATTGATTTCCGTACATTTCAACAAACATTTGTAAGTATGATTCGTTTAATTTGCGATGCTCTTTTGCATCTAAGCGGTGTTCATCACTGCTAAATACAGCGCTTTGTCTAACTTGGTGTTCAACTGCTAATAGATTATCTTCAACATTGATAAAATCTTTTGAAAAAGTCTTATCTACACCACCTTTTTTTAGTGTAATTTCGTACATGTTTCCCTCCTTATCAAAAAATAAAAGGCTGGATTTAAATCCAACCTTTTATACTACAATGCGCTGTGGTCACTCGATCCTAATCTTGAAGCGGAATTTGATACTGAGTTTTCCAATCCAGTTGCGCCATCAAACACAAGTTCTTTGAATTTTTTTAGCTCAAATCCATTCACTCCTTCACGACCGATGACAACTACATCACCATCAGTTCCACGAGCAACAAAGTTACCTGTTACTTTGTCTGGTTCTGGGTTAGGCGCACCTTCTTTTGTTTTGGTATCCATGCCAGGAATGTTAAATTTACCTTTTAGCAAGCCGACCCAAATCGCTTTGTCGTTTTCATCACTCGTTCTAAACATACAAGCAACATTGTTAGGCGTGAGCGATTTATTGTATTTTTCAATACCATTTTCTGCCTTTATACCAAAGAAAGCTTGCCGAGCTTCGGACGTCAAATCTAACACCTCAATTTCTAATTTAGTTTCCGTAATACCGCCAGATAAAACAACATACGGTCCATCATCTGCCAAAACTGTCACTAACTCGTTGGTAATATCAAGTTTCGCTGCTTTCATCCCAGGCAATGACTTGACGCCATCTTTTTTTTCTTTTACTTTGTCATCATCTCCAAGCACTGCATACTGGAAATCACGTAGTCCAAATTTTACTTTTCCCATTTAGTTCCTCTTTTCTTAATAAAAATCAAAATAGCGGTATTTCCTTACATTCATTAGTAAGTCAATATCGCTATCTTTGTATCTTGGCTTTTCATTCGCGGTATATCTTTCAAAACCGCCTTTTTTTAAAACATCGTCTATACACTTCGCAATCTGGTCAGACTGAGAAGCCGTTTTACACCAAAAATTGATTGTAATACGTTGTTCATTGCTAACCATATCATCATCCGCATATAGGGATGGTCCATCGTACGTCGTATTTATGCGCATAAATGGGGCTAGCTCTACTTTTTGTACATCAATTGGGTTGTCTGGTATATCGTAAGTAAAAATACCTTGTTCAAACCCATTTTTAAAAGGACCACCTCTGAGCTTATCCAACAACTCGTTCAATGTCCTATCGTTTTTTAATAATTTATAAGCTGTTGTCTCAGCAATCAAAGCCCAAGTCCCTCCTTAACTTTTTGAGCGTAAATTTCTCTTGCTCTCGGCGTCATCTCATTGATAGTCTTTTCCTCAAAGTCTTGTCCTTTTTGATAGATTGTCCCACTATTCGGGAAATGAGCGCGCCAACCAGTCTTTCGACCGTAACCGATATCTTTTGATATAATGCCGACGTTAGCTCCTTTGAAACCACTTGTCGTAGTATCATATTTCAATTTAGTATCATGAACTGAATAATCTATTGGTGTATTTCTAGACAAAGCCTTTTCGAACTCCTCAGCAACCTGCGTAACCGCTCCTTTCGCAGCGTTAGGCGCTTTAACCTCAAGTTTAGTAAGATTATCCAAAATACCATCAAGTCCTTTTGTCATGACATGCTAACCCCGCTAATCATAGTAATATCTTTACCAGACTCGTCCAATTCAATTTTGTCAATCTTATATATACGTTTGTTAAAATCGACAAACATAGTGTTATCGATAGACAATTTAGGATTGTATCTGATTAAAAACGTTTTTGTATCTTTGTTTGTAGGCAAATCACTTGCATTTTGAAATTTCGATTGATAATTAAAATCTCTCAGTTGCGTTTTTATAACTTCCGCCCAACAGGTATACAAATCTTCACGAATGTTGTCTACAACTTCACCATCTTCGTTTTGTCCGCCTGTTTGGTTAAAGATAGTAATTCTAACATTCATCTTCCGCGTTATCATGCGTCACCACCCCTCAGTCTGAGTTGGTGGATAATGTTCAGAACACCGTTAGCAAGCGGATAGCGATTACTATCCGCAGATAGACCACGGTGATCGTATTCCTCCTTAACCTGTTTTTTTACAGCTAACGCAAATTTAGCGTGACCTTCAAACATTTCAGGAGTTGACCCATCATCTATTGCAAAACAAATTTGTTCTTGAGCAGATTCAATCATTTCCTCAATAATGTCATCTTCAAAATCAAAATCTATCTTACAATAGAGTTTCACACTATCTAGCAGCTCTTTAGATACAGTCATAACTATACCTCTTCAACGCCAGCCAGTTTTAACAAGTCTGCTTTTAGCGTCTTACCGCTAAAGTCAATATTTTGGCTTGTTAGATATTTTTTAATATCTTCAATGGTGCTGTCTTTGGTTGGTTTACCAACAACTGTAGCACTGCTTACTTCTGGTTGCGCCACTCCCTGAGTGGCCTTATGAGGGCAATTGTTCTGGTTTGAATGTCACATAGTAGCCAGCTTTGTCATCAACTTTTGAAACGCCAAAGCGAAGAACTGCTTGCAAGTATTGACCGTAGATTTCGTTATCTGCCCAACGAAGTCCAAGGTCTTTGCGGTCGGCGAATAATACACCACGTTTGAAATCTCCGACAAATGCTGTATCTTTACCTAAAACCTCATCAGCTAGCACAAAAACAGGTTTTCCGAGGAATACTTTCCCAGAAACAGAAGTGATTGAATCTTGAAGTAGGTAACGACCATTCTTATCTTTTAATGTATCCATTGTTTGATAAAAGCTTTGAGATACAATAAATGACACATTGTAAGCAGGATCTAATTCAACGTTGAGAAGCTTCTTGATTTCATCCAAGTTTTTTACTGTCTTAGCTTCAAATTCCTTGAGAACTGTTGCGATAGCGTCGTTTGTTGTATTAACTTTCATTTGACCGATTGTCTCAGCAACAATACCAACCAAGTCTACGTCTGCATCGTCAATTGATTCTTGAGACAACGGGATAGCTCCGCGGTAAGTTTTAATTTCCCATGCGACGTTTGTGAATTGTGGCTTACCTAGTTTTGGATTTTTTTCTAATTCTTCAACGCTAACCATTTTTTCAGTCGCACGTTGCAAAACTGGCCATTTCCCAGATGCTTTTTTAGCTTGGTGGATGCTTGTGAATTGTTTCAAATCAACAACTGTCTTAACTTCACGAGCTGGTGTGTAAAGGATTTCTTCACTAGAGACAGGTTTTACATCTGTTTTCTTAACACCGTCTTTTTTAGGTTCTACGGGGGTTGTCTCATTAATAGGCATAAGTACCTCATCTTTGCCTTCAAAACGTAAAGAATCGTTTACGATTTTACCTTTCGAACGAATGAAATCATTCACACTTTCGCGATATGTTTTTTCCTCTTGTGTCACTTCTTTTCCTCCAATATTTTCAGCACCACCAACTTCAACGCTAGACTCATATAATTTCAAGTCGTTTTCTGATTCAACTAATTTCGCTTTAGTAGCTTCTACCTCTGCTTTAACAGAACGAGCAGTTTCTAAGTCATCTGATTCTAAAGCAGCTTTGACTTCTGCGGTTTTAGCAGCAATCACTTTGTTTAATTCAGTGATATCCGCTTTAATTTCTTCGATTTTTTCGTCAAACATTTTCTTCCTCCAATAAAAAGAGCTTATAGCCCTTGTAAAATTTCTTCTTTTTCGATTTCTAGCAACATGTTATTAATCTCTTGCTTACGTTTGCTTCTGCTTGCGTAATAGTCATCAATAACCGCTTGTGGCAACATTTGATTGTCAATGCTTGCTATAGCTTCAAACGACATCACTTCATCTGCAAATCCGCTCTCAACAGCATCTTGTGCTGACATAAAAGTTTCATTCCGCATTAATTGCATGATTTCATCTTCTGATTTACCTGTTTTTGCAACATAAGCATTAACAATGGCTTTATCGCTTGATTTAAGAGCGCTAGAAGCTTTGTCCAAGTCGTCGCTATTACCAGAAACCCAATTAAACAAAGCTTTATGTACCATCATTTGAGCCGTTGGGCTCATGACGACTTTATCAGCCCCCATCACTGCAACAGACGCTGCACTCGCAGCCATTCCTGTGATTTCTGCGGTTACTTTCCCTTTGTAATTTCGCAGAGCGGTATATATTTCGCTACCAACAGTAACGAGACCACCATTTGAATTAACTTCCAAGATAATGTCGCTATTATCTTCTGGCAATTTGTCAATAATGCTTTTAGCACTAACAGCCTCCATGCCATAATAGTCATAGACTTCTTGTGAATTATTAGCAATTAGTGGACCTTTAAGGTTTATTTTCTTTGGCATTTACCTCACCCCTTTTCCCTTTGACTCCAACTTGATCTTGATATTCTTCTTTTTTATCCAAGAACACGTAATTGAGACTAGACTGGTACCTATCCATGTTAGGGTCTTTTGATTTTTGCTTACCAAGTTCAACCAATCCTTGATTAGGTGTCAAAATTTGGTTATTAACCAATTTGACAATTTCATCGACATTGCGACCCGTGACGCTTCGTGTATCGAATTCAACATGATACAGTCGCCTGTCTCCATCGTTAAGCGTTTTAAGCCCTATTTCGCTCGTTATAGCGTCAAAATAGAATGGCAAGTCATTTGTTACGTAATCTTCCATTAATTGCGCTACAGACTGATTAGGACTGTTTACGCCCAACTTATAACTTGGCACGCGCAACGCTTTTGCTATTTGAGCCGTACTAAAGTTATTACTTGTGATTAATTGCAATACGTTAGTATCAATTTCAAGTGGCGTATATTCCATTGTGCTGTCAAAAACTAGTGGACTCCCTCCAACAGATCCCTCACGCATTTTCTCAAAGTCTTGTCTTGCTCTTTGACGCGCTTCTCCACTTAATTGAGCACCTTTCATAGTTAAGATACCACCAGAAAAACCATCTTTGAAGAATTTAATTAAGGTATTGATACCACCCGTTTGTAAGTCTATCTCATCGCCTAGCGATAATAGCGGAGACCTTCCGAGTATTGTGTCATGGCTGAAGAATTTCCAGTGAATAACATCGTGTGCAAAACATTTTATCTCTTTAGCAGTCAAAGTATCCGTAAATGTATAGATGATTTCGTGGTTTTCTGTTTCTTCAACAGTAGTTTCAGACGGTCTATAAAACTGAAATTGTAAAGCTTGACCAGTTTTAGGGTCTCGCAAGATACGAGAAAACGAATTACCTGTTAAAATTGCATTAACAGCCATGGCAAACTTCCATGTCCTAGCACTTGCGTTGTTTGTGGACTTTACATTTAATAGGTAGTTAATATCCTCATCGTGGATAATATCCCCGTTTATATCCTTTTTAACGAGCGGAAAACGAGCTATATCACCAGCTATAATAGACGTAGCTGTCAAGACATCGCTATTTTTTAAGGCTGATACACCTAGATACTGCTGTGAGACGTCACCAGCTAAGACTGACGCTATATAATCGTCATACGATACCTTTGAAGTTCCCAAAGGTTGAAAAAAACTCATAGATTCTCACCTCCTTTCTATAGGTAAGGTGACGTTATTTTTCCATTTTTTCTTTGAGTGTTTTTTGATGCGACTAAGTTCATTGTTAGTCGCTTGTGCGTTATGCTCTACAATTTTTTCAAGTTGTTCAATCCGTTCATGTTGTTTGATTAATTCCTTTGAAAACATAACGTTTTCTGCGATGAGTGAAGCGATATAGTGTTCTAGTTTGCGTTTTTTCTTAATACGTTTGTTCATTTTCTTCCCCCTACACTATCTACATAGATAGCTAAAATAACTAATATAATTCCGCTGGCAATAAAACCAACCTTATCACCAAATAAAAAAAGACCGTATATCAACAGTCCCAAACCTACCAGCAAGATCAATGTATGTATGTTTTTTAAAATAAAACCAATCAAAATAGCGTCTCTCCTCCTAAAATTTTCTCGCTTGTCCAGTAGCCAGAACCGTCAAATGGTTCTAGGTAACATACAGCATAACCGTCAAGAACTGCGTCTAGCGGGTCAATCTTGTTGCTATTCTTGTTCTTGTCAATCCTCATGCCATTGTTATCGGTTTTAATATAAGCGTTGTTAGCAGCCATGGTCAATAGTGGATTGCCAGAATGCTTTATTTTGCCTTTTTTAAGGTCGTCACGAAATTGTTTTGTCGGCATGTTTAACACCATTGTCGTTTGCGAAACTTCTATTAGAGGCCATTCCGGATGTCTTTTTTCAATCATTGTAAGTAGTGTTCCGAATTGGTATGGGTCAAAGCAAATCCCATGTACTTCCCATTCGTTTATATAGATTAACTCCTCTATTTTTTCCAAAACCCGTTCATCATCTATAACCCCGCTCTCAAGGGTTGTTATTTCGCAATATCCTTGACGTTCTAGATTGCTATAAGATACACCATCTCGCTTTTCTTTGGCAGTTAAGCCATACTTTGTAGCTACAAATGAAAAACTATCAACATACCAATAATCATCCATCATAACAACAGGACTAATGGCAAACAAGTCACTTACACGCCCAACGTCAACACCTAGCCAAACCCTACGCTTGTATGTGTCTGGCTTATCAATCTTAGCAAGCTCCCACGACTGTTTATCTATATATGATTCTTCGCTGGATTGACGCCACATATTGAAGTTTTTGATCAACACTTTGTTGACTTCTCCAGTCTCTAGAGATACCTTACGACGAGTTCTTAGATAGTCCATCAACTTATCATGTAGAGTATCGACTTCGAGAATTGGATTAGATTTTATCCAATTCGTTTCATCTTTAATTTCCTCCTCGTTGTCTTGCTCTGCGACATAGCCAAAATAGCCCTCGTCTGTGATTTCTCCGTCTAGTATTTTAGTAATGTATGGATACTCAATTGTGTGCATCGGAACATTCAAATCCATACCAGCCGTTGAAATGATTAAGATAAACGGATTATCCAACTGTCCTTGACCAGATTCCAATAGTTCTAACATTTCGTTTGTCTTTGACGCTGCGAACTCATCCAACACTCCAACGTACGGTTCAAATCCATCAACTGCGCCAGTATCACGACTAAGCGCCCTTATATAAGATTCATCATGTAAGTTTTTTAGTTCATCACGGACAATCTTTGTAGCTTTTCTGACATCGGCATCCTTTGCTCTTAAGGAAGCTAACTGCTTTTTTGCCATATCCCAAGCTATTTTAGCTTGCGTGCGGTCGTTCGCTGTACAAAACAATTGCCTACTCATAGACGGATTGTGACCAAACAAAAATTCATAAAGCAATATACCAGCTATAAGAATGGTTTTACCATTTTTACGAGCAACAGAAATCATAGCTTTTCTAAAACGTCTTAAGGAATGGTCTGTTTTCTTCCGCCATCCATATAAATTCCCAATAATAAATTTTTGGAACATTGCTAATGGATAAGGTTTTCCTGTTTTGACGTCTGGTAAAATCTCAATGAAATTAATTGGATCAGATGCTTTTTGTGGCAAGTAGATGAATTTAAAATCTTCATCTTCTATACGTTTGAGGTCATTCAAATGTCTTAAACAAGCCTTAAACACTTTCTTGCTTGCTTTAATCTCTTCATCAACAATCTTTTTTGCATAATAAAAAGTGTCATCTTTATAAATGTCGCTAATTGCTGAATAATCGTATTCTATTGTCATGACCTCCTTTCTAACTAACCGCCAAATTTATCAAATATACTTTTTTGTTTTTCTTCTTCTTTAGGTATAAACATCTTCATACGACTATCTACTGTCAGCCCTAATTGACTAGCGCTACTTCTGATATTCGCAGTAGCTTTTTCCAATGTTAAAATGAGCGGACTTGGAATCAACCCTTTATCCGGGTCGTTTGTAAAATAACCAATTTCATCTAATTTCTTGGTTGTCTCTTTATAGATTGCATACCAAGAACAATAGAGTTCTAGAAGGCCTCTATCGAGGTTTCTTACGGGTAGGGTCTGGAGGTCATTTATGATTCTACGATATTCCGCTCTAGCCACCTCATTGAGATGCCGAGGGGGCGTTATTTGTAATTTATCAAGTCCGTCAGAAGCCTTATTCTGCGCGGTTTCTCTTGCTATTTTTTCTTCTTTTGTGAGGTGTTTTTTTGTTGTTTCAACCACCTTTAATTTTCTTCCCAAAGTTACCTCCTTTACACGAAAATTGACAGTTCAAAAATTTCAAAAAGGGAATATTTTGCACGGAAAAGGGCGCGTTCTCAAAAACACGAACGATATAGCCCCGTTAAAAAAGAGTGGGGGTGTTTCCGTACAATAACAAAAACGTATCCCCGTTTTATACGTTTAAGTCTTTTTTATCTACTATGTTTTTCTCTTATCGCTTTGCTATCATTACATGCTTTACAGCTTGCTTGCAAGTTATTCCAATCTAATCTCTTGCTCCAATCTTTTTTGACGCTTATAATGTGGTCAGTCATCGTTGCTTCTCCTCCACACATTGCACAAACATAGTCGCTTTGTAGCAAGACTTGTTTGCTTGTCTCTCTCCATATCTTAGAGTTGTAGAACTGCTTAGTCTTCTTGTCATACTTCCAACGATTACGATTGTAGTCTCTATACTCTGCTGATCTATCATCATAGTCAACAGTCGTTCGTCTGCCTCTAGAAATAGTTAGCTTCTGTGGTCTCATTGCCTGACCTCCAATAAAAAATAAGTATTTTATGCGTATTTTACTTGACAAACATGTCTTTTATGTGTATAATATAAGTATAGAAAGTGAGGTAAGCAATATGCCAATGACCCCTAAGCAAATGATTAAATTGCTTAAAAAGAACGGGTTTTATGAAATTAGTCAAAACGGTAGTCATAAAAAACTTCGTGATGATTTAGGACACCAAACAATCGTTCCAATGCACAATAAAGACCTTGGTAAGGGTCTTGAAGATACCATCTTAAAACAAGCGGGTTTGAAATAATCCGCTTGACAAGATGACTTGCTTATCTCACAATAATCAAAGGAGAATCATTATGTTAGTTTATCCAGCTATATTTACACAAGACTCAGATTATATCATGGTTACATTTCCAGATGTCCCTGAAGCAATCACTCAAGGTGAAGACTTTCAAGAAGCTTACGAAATGGCTGTCGAAGTCTTAGGTTTTGCCCTTGAGGATTATACTGACTATCCAAAGGCGAGCTCCGTTTCTGATTTAAAAGAACAGTATCTTGGTTCTGATATTGCTTTAATTGGCATTGATATGATTGCCTACATGAAAAAATATCACTCTAAGAAGGTACGCAAAAACGTGACTATTCCTGAGTGGTTGAACAACGCAGCCGAAGATAAAAACCTCAACTTTTCTCAAGTCCTTACTGAAGCACTTGAATTAAAATTACAAGCATAAGAGCCACCGTTGTGGTTCTTTTTGCATAATAAAAAGCCACCACAATGTGATGACTAATGACTAATTGGTTCTTCCAATTTCTTATCTAACTCATAACCTTTTCTAAATGCTGGTGACTGCTTTGCATAAACGGATTGAATAAAGTCTACTTGTTTATATTGTTTTGATTTTACAGTTTCCATTTCGTTACCTCTTTTATTTTAATTATAGGAACAGTCGGAATCGAACCGACACATATAATCAGACCGTCGACAATCCAATTATCAAGGCGCTACCTCTACCGTTTTCCAATCACGGTTCATGTTCCAACGGTTTAGTCTTACTTGGCGCAAAGGTCCCCGCTGTATTGCTCTAGTGGCTGAAATAACCACTATTGAGACGGCAGGATTCGAACCTGCGTACGTTTCAGACCCTTTATAGTCATATCGCTCCCCCAACTGAGCTACGTCTCAACACCCTATCTCGCCTTTTAGCTACAAAATAACAAGTTTGATAGTAGTTAAAGTTGACGACTAAATAAATAGTCTGTTGGTAAATGATTATCTCTTCTTGCTATTTTGATAATACTATATTAACACATATTTTTATGTATAAACTATTGTATTACTGTATAAAAACTAGTCAAAAACTCCTTGCTCTACAATCAAAGAGCCCTCCCTATAAAGCTCTGCAAAAGCCAATAATGCAGCATCTAGCGTGTCATAATAAAAACTCTCTGACATACATAATTCTGTATAAATAACCTTATCTGCATTCTTGTAAGGAGATAAGTATTTTTCATACAAAATCCTACGCTTTTCTGGCTCCAATATCATACTAACTGATTGCTCAATTGCTTCTAATTCTTGTTCAGCTGACACACGGTTGAGTGCTAAGCGTTCAACTGGCTTACTAGGAGTTCCGTGTGATTGTCTAGGCTCAAAGGAATAAGTGGCTGTCACTTTTTGAGTATCTACATCATTAGCGATCCTACGCCAGCGTGGATACTCTCTTAGTTTTCGCTTAGCGTTTGATTTAGTCTTTTGTATATTAATTTCTGGAAAAAACGTCATGAAAGCTCCTCGTATGATATAATAGTTGTACGAATATATACCGAATGGCGCTTTCACGAGCGCTTTTTTATTGTTCTCCTTTCCTTTTTCTGCTGACTGTTTTTTTGTGTTGTTAAATGTCGAGTATTAAATTTTTAGTTTTGTGTCAGCACTATATTTTCAGCTTTGCGCTTGTATAATCATCTGTGAGCGATAACAGACTTTAGATTTTTTATAAAAAAAATGTCGGAGGATATTTCCCTTTCTAAAAATTTCGCTCTATAACTACGTAACGATTATTCCACGCTACGCAGCTGAATACTTACAGAAAGCTTCCAGGGTAAGTTTAACGAGTATTCCAGCTCGTAGACCCACAGAGCCATTGCAGGCTCTTAGGCGCTTGCGTGGGACTTTAATTTGCTTCTGTGTTTAATAGTTTAAAATGCCAAGTTTCATATTCACCATGATAAACGAAGCCTATAGAGTCTGCGTCAACGATTTTATCGCATACAACATATGCTAAATCAGTATTTTTTAAATAATCTTTTTCACCATATTTAACAATAGCAATATCATGTTTTTCACCACTTCTAAAATAATAGCCAGAGGACAAATTATATTTGTCATTGTTAAAGTCATTTGCATATTTTTTGGATATAAAAATTGTTTTTTCTTTCATTCCGCCACCTCTTCTCTAAACTGCCAAGCCCAGTCAAAGTCTTTGCGGATTTCGGATTCGGTGACGTTTCTAATATTTTTGTATTCCTCTAATTGATCTTCATATGCTTCAATTAATTTTAGTTTCTTGTTTACCTTTACTAAAATTATTTTTAAATCACTATTCGGATTTGGTATCTCAACCGTATACAGCTTCTCTTTTTCGATTGTGTAGCCATGCATCCAAGCACTAATAAAATCATTGTGGTGGTCAATAGCCCAAAGCCACACATCATGATAATAGCCACCTCGGTTATCAGAGGTGAGATTATCGTACATATCTATTGCAGACGCATCCGAAAATGATTTTTTATGTTCCTCAATCCAATCAGCCACAAACTGTGGCACTTCTGGTTTTGGTTGAATGAGTTGGTCGAGTAATACTTTTACAATATGTGTTTTCACTACTGGAATGTCGCCGACACCACCTTTACCAATAGACTGTTTGTCTATCAATTTCTTCGCTTCTTCAATATTCATTTGCTACCTCGCTTAACTTCTTCAACAATTTCAATTGCTACACCTATTGCAGCCATATAACCAGCGTAGCTTTCTTGTCCGTAGTTATCCAGATCATTGTCAAATTCTTTATTAAGTCTTTTTAAAATTTCGTCAATCATACCCTATCCCCCATTTCCAGTCAGCTCAGCAATCCGCTTAGTCTGTCTAGCTCTATCATCACTAGCACGTTTAAGTTGCTTTTGTGTCCTGCGTAATGCAGTCAAGTATTTCTTGTTCTTCAATCATCCTTCTAACCTTTCTAGTAATTCTGGATTTTCGTGTATATTTCCGATATTTTCGATTTCCCGAATTTCGTCTGGACACCCGTCTTTGTAGTTGTAAAATGGATCGTGTGTATCTGCTTTATCAACTATGTTCCAACCAAAATCTACAAATTTTACTTGTCCTACGTACTCAGACAAAGAGTCGTTAAAAAGTCTGCAACACTTAACGATATCCCCATCAAACACCTCAATGCCGTTTTTATCTTTTAGGCATGTTGATTGCATTAACACAGCTTCCTCGAAAGGGATATATCTACGGACAACTTTCCGATAAAAGGTGTATATTTTGTTATCGACGTAATCTATTGCTTCAACCACGCCCATAGCTTGCGTTACTTTATCCCACACTCTAAATTTTGGTATCATCCTTAACCTCCAACCAAACCGCTAACATCACGCAATAATTAGCCATGTCGTTTAACGTGTCTGACAGGCTTTCTGAGACGTTTTTGTCACTGTTTATAAGATTATATAACCTGTTGTATTTATCGCTTATACGGACGACACCAGCGATAAATCCGAAGTCATTCAAAGACTTTTCGAACGAGTTCCCATAATCTGCATTTTTAGCCAAAAACATTTGATAATTTTCGTTGTATGCAGCTTGCATACTCTCTGCGTTTATTTTATCTGTCATGTGTTATACCTCTAAAAACTCATAGCTGCATATATCAGACGCTTAGTCTGCTTGCAATGCTCTAACTTAGTATCTTTGTGCGCTCTTTTTAGTTTTACAAAAAGTTCCGTCTCGTGGTCATTTGGGTTGTGATACTCACGATATGATTTGATATACATCTGTGCATAGGTATCTTCGTCAAAATAATCTTTAAACGCTTCGATAACGTACGGTCTTGGCAGGGTTTTTCGACGTCTGTTATTTGTAACGCTACATCTTATTTGCTCGGCTTTTTTGCAATCTACATCTAGCTTTTTAATTTGCCTTACAATCCCATTGTCAAAAATTTTGTAAAATTTATTTATTAATTCATCTGTCAATCTCTTCAATCCTCACTTTTATTCTTGGATTCTGACTGTATTTTTTCTTTGCTCTTAAATCGCATACGATATTGTCATCTGACCAAACGATACCTGATTTCTGTATTCTGTCGTAACCTGCATCGGAAATACTATCAAAAACAGCTTTAATCAGATTATCAATATCAGGCTTCTTAGCGTGCCATATAAGCTCACGCACGAAGTTCTGATATATTTGTATTGTTTTACCTTTAGAACGTTGTGTAGGCTCTTTTGATAGCGTTTTGGGGGCTTTCATGTAAAAGGTTACCTCTACCTTTATGCAATCATCAAAAAACGGTCCATCATAATTTTTTTCTATCCAGCCAGAAACCTCTTTTCGCCACCTCTTCATCTTTGGATCTTCGTACGTACCAAATTTGCTGAACTTAGGTCTAGTTTGAGGTTTTGGTTCAATTGGTATTTCAAATTCTGTTTTAAAAGTCATATTCCTCTTCAATTTCTACTAACAATGCAATTCGTTTTGAGCTAGCTAACGCTTGATATGATTTAGTCATGTATTGCTCTATTGTTTGCTTTTTAATTCCAAGCCGTGCCGATAACTCTTCTTTTGTGCCAACATCGACAAACTTGTCGTCATCATATATTGCATATATCCTTTGTTTCTTAAACATTTTTCAAAAATCCACACTCGCCCTATTAAATGTGTGAGCTGTGGCAAGGACGAGTGTAGCAATTCTCCATATTATCGATTTTATCGATAAGCAGACTATTTCCTTTCTCGCTCGGAAAATATAGTTACTGCAAAGGCCGAGCTTCACTTTGCAATGTTAGTTAAAAAATCATTACTCTTTGTGTTAATTGATTAGCCCTACAATATTCGCAATGGCCGCAAGGTTTTGGGGGTTCTATCCCTTTTTTGACTGCATCTAAATGTTTGATGTTTTGTGCTAGGTTATCTAACTCATTTTGCATAGCATCTAAATTTTCGATTGCTATTGCTCTAGTATCTGGAGGTGTTTCTTTAGTCACTGCGTAAATGATTGGCTTAAATGGCTTCTTGTATTTAGCTTCTAGCATGATTTTATAAGCAGCCATCTGTAAGATGTAACCGTAAGCCTCAAACCAGTAAACTCGCTCTTGACCATTCCAGACCGTGTCGTCAATAGGGCCTTTTGTAGTTTTGATATCTACAAAATAGCCACATTCAACATTAAGACAGTCTATCTTGCCTTTGAATTCAACCTCACCAAGAAATCCTGTGATGGCTACCTCTTTTTTACCTTGATAATATTTCATGAATTGATAATCATTTTTAAGTGCTTCAATCATCTGTTCTGCGACTAAATAGTCTTTTTTGAGCTGACCTTTGGTTGCCCCGCGACTCGAAATCATTTCAGAGCCGTTTTGGGCTTTGAATTCTTCATGAGCTTTTTCACTCTCAAAATAAGAGTGGACATAATTCCCGACGAGCAATGCAGTGTTATCTCTAGTATCTGTACAATCCCCTCGTAATTCAGCAAGCGCCCTCGTTTCGCATTCTCTAAAACGCTTGTACTGACTAATAGACCAGTACTTAATTGATGATTCATTGCTATAATAGTCCTTTCCAAGCAAATCTAACTTCGTCATGGCATTAAGTCCCCAAGGTTATCAAATAGGTTGCCTTCGCTAGCTTTAATTTCACCAGTTTCTTGGTCAAAATCCGGAATTTCATCTGCCGGATAAGAGGTATCTTCTAAAACCGTCTTATTTTCGTCTGTGAGCGGTTTTTCTTCTTCATCATGTAAATCATCTGTTATATCTTTCAAATTGCTAGGAGCGTCTATTTTTTCGTTCTGCGTGCCGATTAAGTCATCAAGACTATTTGTCTCTGGTGGTGTGACATCTTTGACTTGGCGTTCATCAACAAACTCATCAGCAGTAGTCTTATTGATAGAATCCGCAAGAATGTCACTGTCATCACTAATGTTGATAAAGAACTTAGCAGCTCTATTGATGACTGTTTTCTTAGCCATCTCTTGTGGGAATTCTTTTTGTGTTCCGCCGCCTGTTTTTGTTTTTGACCAGGACTTATCGATTTCTTTTTTTGTCATCAATGTTAGCTTTTTATTGCCATCAACATCTTCGATAACGCAATAAGCTCCTTCAATTGGATTATCTTGGTTTTTCCAATGTGTTGAGTGTTTTTTAAATTTCTTTTCGCCATCTACGATTTCAAGTTCAAATTCATCACCTTCGTAGATAACTTCTGCTTTAATTGATTTGATTTTTTGTTGTTGGAGAAGAACAGCCATTGTCCCAAAATATGAACGTTGAAGTTGTAATTCATTTCCATAGACAATGAAATAGCATTGGCTTTTTGCTGGTGATAACCCTTGCGTTACCATTTCTAATAGTGCATTAGCAATCGAATCCTTTGTACAAACTTCAAGGGCGGGGCGCTTGTTTCTGTCTTTGGTCTTTAAAATTTTAAAGAATGCTGATTTTAAAGCATTTGCTGGAGCATAGTTTGGAGCAATTACCAAACCTTCATCTTGTAAAGAACTAATTTTTGAATTAACGATATCAGTGATATCTTTTTGAATTGTTACAATTTCACTTGCCATCTCTATTCACCTCCAAAAACCTGCTCAAACATTCCATTTACTATGCTTTTAATTTTTTGCTCTTTTGTTAACTCTGGAACATCCTCGCCATCAATAAATTTTAGGTCATATGATGCTTCGATAACTACAACATCACACCCAAGCGTTTCTGCCAAATTATCAATTTTTTCTTTTTGCATGTTGTAAGCTTCTTCTGGTAAAAATGATGCCAGATGAATGCTATCTGTAAGTTCTACATTATAAGCAAGTACATCTTTTTTGTTTTTGAAACTCTTTAAAAAACTTCCGTCTTCAGTGTTTCTTAGCACTACAATTTTTTCTTTGGTGTTCATTTCATTTCCTCTTTCTATGTTTCAATTGCCAATTTTCGGCTTTTAAGCTCTTCAACTGTTTCTTTAACTCTATATTTTCTTCAGCTTCTTTAAGATAATCAGACATCAAGTCGCTGTATCTACTTTGCCAATAACGACTAGACTCATATATTTCTTCATTCACGTCAGTCCTCTAAAATTCGTTGTTTGATCTTCCACTTACTGTCTGAATTAGTATCAACAAACATTTCTGGGTCTACATCAAATTCTGTGCTGATATATTCCATCAAGTCCTCGTCTGTATAGTCTTTAAATTCGTTGTAAGTCTGCCTTAGCGTAGGCTCTTCGCTGTCTCGTAAATAGTCAATTGTAAATATAAAAGCATCCCTAAAATTACCGTCAAACGTTACACGTTCGCCATTAATCCTAATTTCTACCATGATAGCTACCTGCGAATTTCTCTAGTCTATCTTTAATAAAGTCAAACATTGCTCGCAACTCATTGTTTTCTTTTCTTAGATTTTTGTTATTAATCATAATATCTGCCATAGAGCCATCTTTTTCTCGATATTCATCTTTTAAATGTTTAACATCTTCAGACAAATCAATGTTTTTAGACTTTAAGATTTCATTTTCAATTTTTAAGTCTTTAATCCTATTTTCTAATTCAGCTACTAATTTCAAATCTGGTCTATTTTCCAAAGTCAATCCTCCCTCTGCGCAGTCTTAACCGCCTGTATTCTTCAATTTTTTTATTTCGACTAGGTTCGTCTAGAGCCATGATTTTTGCTGCATGTTCTTCTGACAAGCTGAAAAATGTTGTTAATGTTAGTTCCATAATTTCATTCTTTCATCTTCCATTCCTTCAAATTCCATGATATGGCTTTTATCACAACCTTTTCGTATACGTGATGCAATTCTCTCTCCATACGCCTGTCTAATTTCAGCTGGTGTAAGATTTGTCGTGATGATTGTATTTGTACGCTTGTTAAGTAAGCTATATATAATACTTGTCGACCAATCGCTAACCTTTTCAGCACCTAAATCGTCCAAAACTAGATAATCAACCTCTTTTAATTTGTCCAACCAAAACGCCTCTTTACTAAAGTCTCGCTTTATTTCTGATAACAAATCAGTAACGTTTACAAGTAGTCCTAGCTTCTTCGTCTTATCTGACAGTCCTCTGATAATGCTGTAAGCTAGATGACTTTTGCCTCGTCCAGCTTTACCAGTCATGATAATGTTACCCTGACCTCCTTTAAACCAATCGTTAGCCATTGTTTTAGCCCAAACAAGCACTTCTTTATGTTTGATTGTGTCAGTTCTAAAATTATCAAACGATGCGTTTTCCAGTTCGCTATCCATGATTGATAACCTTTTTAGATAGTACAGCCGTTTGTTTTCGAGTTCTCTCTCATATTGTTTTTGAACGTGTAAATCGTTTTGATTTTCCAAATCTTCTTTGTGGCATTTAGGGCAAACTGTCAAACCAGTTTTAAGGATTGTGATATAGCTACAGTCATGCTTGTCACAAATTGTCTCTTCTTTTTTGGTATTTTTTTGATAGGACAAAGCGATTTTATCAAGCGCATTCTCATCACCAAGTATCATACTCACTTACCTCTTCTTGCTTAGATTTCCTAGATTTCTCTTTAGCTTCTATTTGCTCAATTGTCGTGATGTTGTCATCTCTCCAGTTACGTAAAATACCTCTAACATAGTTAAGATTAGTTTTTCCTTGAAGCTTAGTTCTTTTGATAGCTTCCTTAATTAAGTCATGATTATTTTCTTTAATCATCGTACGAATAGTTTCAATTTCCATAGGAGACAACAACCGACCAAATTCTTGTTCCGCTATACTATATATATAGTTAGTAGTTGTCTGATTAGAAGGCACTAAGTTTTGGTTATTTAGTATTGATATATTAGTATTGATATTATTAGTATTGATTCCCTGTAAATTATTCAGGTCTTGACCTGTAACTTTTACAGTTCCGTGCTGTAAATTATTCAGGTCTTGACCTGTAACTTTTACAGTTCCATTGATATATAAGCGGTTGGGTTTGTTTATACCCTGTCTGACCTCGTTTAATAAGCCGAAATTAGACAGTTCTTTTTTAGATTTTATGATTGTTTTTTCTGAGCATTTAAGTAGTTCCATAAATTGCTCGTTTGTAAAGTACATATAAACCTTACCGTCATCATCAAACCACTTATTTTCCACAGATAGTGTTCTGCGATCAAACAACAACATATAAATTAATTTTGCTTTATCGCTCAGAACGTTATATGGCTCTTTTAACAACCACTGCGGAAACTGATAAAATTGGTTGTTTTTTACTTCTTCAATATGCATCATTCATCGCTTTCAAAAAAATTTTCTTTTAATTTTAGATAGTAATACTTTTTGTTATCTGCCATTCAATACTCCTTAAAAAGGTCTATCCTTGCCCCAAACTTTCCCGCATGATCCTGGGGTAGGTAACTCTATAAAATCCGTGCGTTTTGGTCTCTCAACCTTTCGCACAACTTGGTAGTTATCTAACACCGTCTCAACAGTCTTAGTAATTGTCTTTTGATTGCTATTGCGATTGCCGAGATATGCAAGTAAAGCGATAAATGCTAGTATTGCTACTCCTGTCATTGGATTTTCCATATCATACTCCTTTTCTCGATCCACTTTTCGTAGAGATCTATTGACGTCTGCTAGGTCATATAGCACTTTCCCGTTTAGACATGTGTTTCAATTGTCCATTTTGGTCTTTCTTCTTTTTTGTTTTGCGAAAATAAAGTTAAATAATTTTTTCATTTTGTAATTTTCTCCATTCTTCAAATTTTTTAACTTTTGTTGAACGACCGCCAACCTTGTCAATGTATTTGCGATAATTTCTGTCTTTGTACATCTTTCTTAGTAATCGCTGCGTTTGGTCAAATGACTTTCCAATAAATTCGGATAAGTCGTTATCATTAAGCCAAAGCTCTTCGTAAGGTACTTCGATACCGCTTTTAAGTTTTGCTAGCATATTGTTTCCTTTCTGTGATATAATTAAGTAAATTAAGTTTGTTTTGAGTCCGATTCCCGTCGGACTTTTTTAGTGGTATAATCATCTCGAAAGGAGGTGATTATAATGAACGACGTTTTAAAAACTAATCTTATTGCAGATGTCGCTATTTTTTCGGAAAAAAGCAATTGTAAGCTTAATGTGATTACAGCGAGTGGAATATTCACTGGAACTTTATTACCTGAAAATCCTGATAAAGCCAAGTATGCTCATGTCCTTGAATTCTTGGAATATCGTAAAGAAAATAAAGATGACAACGAAAGATTTATGTTGCTTGTTGATGCTACTTTGTCAACATCAAAAGAATCTACTTTGAACCTTCCATTTGTTGTTCTGTTTATTGACCAGATAATCGGCGTATCTTCTGTTCAGTAGTTAGCGTATTACTTAACTTTTCAGAATCTACTGTTACCACAGTAGGTTCTTTTAATTCTGCTAGGATTTCTTTTAGTGTTTGGTTTATTTCTTTTAAAATAGTAATCATGTTCTTTCTCCTTAGTGATATACACTTTGATTTTGTATGAACGCTCCATAGTATGGATTTCGTTCTTGCTGTTCAGCAAATGATGGCAACTCATTTAAAACAAGCTTTCGAACAGCAGCGCAAAAATTAACTATCATGACCGATATCCTCTTCTGAAGGTGTCGGTATTTGTTTGGCAATAATCTCAACGGCAATTTTTATGCCGGTTAAGAAACCTTTTCCATAGTCAGAACCTAAAAATTCTAAGATATTTTCAGTGATCAACTGCTTAAAATTTCTTCCATCCCTTCTCCTTTCTAAGCTACATCGCCTTTTTCTAAAGCGATAATTTCTTTTTGTTTTGGTGTTTCACGAATTTCAAACAATGAGAAACTGTCAAATGTTAGTGATTTTAAATAAGAGAACGCTTTTTCTGCTTCTGTATGTTTGATATGAGTGTACTTCGTCACATTGAAATGATGTTTCAATCGTGAATGTTGCAAACGGATGAACTGACCTTTTTTAGATGCAAATAGGTTTTGACTAGCGATTTTACCTGATGCGTCAAAATATTCTTTAGCAAAACCATAAGCTTGTTTGCTGATAATACTTTTGATTTCACTAGCTTCTACATCGTCGATGTGGACTTTTTTATCAATTTCAATTGCTAAAGACCGAACTTCTTCAACATCTTTTTTAATGGCTTCTTGGGAAGCTTTTACTTGCTTTTGAGAAGATAAAACCTCAATCATCATATCTTCAAGCGTCATTCCTTTGACGACTTCAAGAGCGTCTTTTTCGTTCATTTTTGATAATTCTTTACTCATTGATTATTACCTCTTCTATAATTTTTCTATTCCCGGATGGAATGATTTTGTACATTTCATCACACCAAGACTGGACTGTGTTAACCATCTTGGTTACTTCCGTAACTGAATAATGTGCATTGACATTGTTGATAATTGGCTTAAAACGAAGTGGCGCCATTTTCGTATCGAAGAAGTTTTGCACGTCACTAATGATTGAGGACAGCTCACTTATCGAAGTAACAAGGTTCTCAAGTTTTTCTTTTTTGCCCTCGAGGTGACGAATCTGGTTTGTTACTTCAATAGCTCGTTGTGACTCAAGCTTTATTGTCGATAACTCAAGCTTTTTACTATCTAGCTCCCATTCAGCTTCTTCAAGTGTTGTGGAAAGCTCTTTATTTTTATCTAGTAAAGTCCGGTTAAGTTGCTTTGTAGATTCATAATCATCTGGAACTTTTTCGATTACGACTTCTTTTTCAACGACTTTAGCACTCAAGGCTTGTTCGGCTAGTCTCTCATTTTGTTGTTTTAACCGTTCTTTGTCAGCTTCTGCTAGTTTGAGTTGGCGTTCTAACTCTTTGTATTGCTTATGAGTTGTAATATCCCCATCAAAGACTTTTTGATTGAGTTCTGGATTGGCAGACGGCTTTGACATTTCTGATTGAAGCTTTTTTGGAAGTTCTTCAAATGTTTCGATATTCAATTGTTCGCTTTGCGAACGAATGAAATTATAATGATTAATGTACTCATAAGCTTTTGTTTTTCTAAATCCAAGGCTTGAATACCACTCTTCAAAACAACCATATCTATTTTTTGCCAAAACTTCTTGAGCTTTAACAAGTTGCTTACCTATTTCATAAGCGCTTTTGCTTTGAATTCCATAGATAATATTTGAACGCTCTTGTAAAAATTCTTGAGTTTCAAAATCAACAAGTGAATAGTCAAAATCATTTTGTGTTGTTATTTCCTGCATTTTTCTCCTTTCTAGTGTTGTGTTAGTTTTGTTCTATTTCTAAGAGTTTGCGTTTAAACCGCAATGTTTGGTAAAAAAATAATATCATCTAATGATATATCGAATATATAGGCAATTTGATAAGCCTTTGTAACACTTGGCTCTGTATTACCTCTTTCCCAGTTGCCCCATGTATCTTTGGAAACTTTCAAAGCTCTTGCAGCCTCTTCTTGACTCCAGTTTTTTGTTGCTCTTAAAGCTTTCAACGTCATTTTCGTCATTCTCCCACCCCCTTTCTATCTGTTTTTAGTACCTCTAATCTGCTATAATGTGAGCAGAAAGGAGGTGAATGTAAAGATATTACTTTCTATTTTTTCGATGGCGTAACAACAACTGGTTACTTATATCTTCAAAGTCTTAAAGATAATAATTTTTCGAGCCGTTTAAAGAATATCCTTAAAGAAGAAGGTATCCCTCTTACACCAACTTCTATCACAAGGACTATCGCCAAACTAACCTTGTGATTTTGTAAAACTCTTGGCAATTATGGAAAGTGTTACTTCAACATAGCCATCGCCAAGGGTTTTTGTCTTTACAGAATCTTCAATAACATAATGAATCCTTTTATCATCTATCAAGAAATGATTATCGGTTTCAATGATGTTATGAAGCTTCGGCGCTGGATAGTTTTTTTGGCTATACGGATATTTTTTGGGGCGCATCTATTCCACCTCCTTTCTGTGGTATAATTGAAATAAAAATGTCGAGGTGAAGCGATTGTTGGCGTTAGTAATATCTTTAATATCGATTTTGATTTCGTTTTTTTCATTTATTGTTCCATTATATAAATCTACATTCAGACTCGGAGTTTCAAATCAGAAAGCGGAATTCAATCTTGAAGAATTGGAAATGATTGTTAAAATCACATTTATTAATGAATCTTCCAGCCCAATTACAATTGAAGGGTTAACTATCACTGAGAAAAAACTTCAATTCGAAGCATCAAATTATGGAGAATTATTAAAAAGTCACGAGGTAAAGTCATCAAATTTCAAATATGGCTATGTACCTTTTATCATTCCCCCATATTCGACTTACGCTAATAATTTTGTGTTTAGATTCCCTAATACTGTAAAGTCAAATTATTTTTTAGAGGTGCAAACTTCTAAAAAGTTCTATGTTTTTCCATTCAATCCCTCACCACACGTAACAACTAACTGTTACAGAGAAATCAATGGGCGAGTTAGAGAAGAAAATACATTTTGGAAACAAGATAATTTCAGAAATCAAATAAATAAAATTTATAAATTAATTGATTATTTAAAAATTAAATAGCTTTATTATTGTTTCGTCTATTGATGCCCAAGCTGTGTATTTATAAGGCTTGAATTTCTCTTCTTCAAATTGTTTAAATACCTCATCAAAGTTATGAGCTTCAAATAAAAACAAATCAAATCTTTCTTGTTTACTAAAAACTATAATATTCATAGGTTTTGTATAGCTAATTTTAGGTTTAGGTATAAACCATTTATCACCACGAAAAATTTTATCAACAACTGTCATATCCTTCCTCCTACTCCCTCATGGGAGTTTTTATTTTGTAATAAGCCAAGCGATCAGCCAAGTGATACCACCTAGCACCAATAGCGCTGGCAATACGCCGCCTTCAAATTCAATACTTGTTTTTTCTTTGCCATTACGACTAGTAAACGTGTGTTCTAAATCGCCTAGCATTAGTTTTTTCCAATTCATTTTGTACCTCCTAAAAATGTTATAATCAACTTATCCTAGTGGAAAGGAGGATAAGTCATGGCGAAAAATGGACCTAAAGGCGGCGGTCGTATCGGAGCCGTCAAAGGTCGCTCTCAGTCTCATAACCCTAAAACTGGACTTTATACCAAGCGTGACACATCTACTGGCAAGTTTATGGACACGAAAACTACTGGTGGAAAGTTCAAAGGTGTTAGGACTGAAAAGTAAGCGTTGGATTATCTTTAAGAACCTGATGCAGACCGATTGAAAAACGACTAACAAGTTCTTCATCTTGTTCTTTGTAGCCAACTTCATGTAGAATAGCATGTGTTAGTTCGTGGACTAGCACTTGCTTTTTCTTTTGCTCTGATAATGACTCACGAATATATATGATTTGTTGTTCGTAATCACAATACCCCCAGAGATTTCTATCATCATCATAAGCTTTGAAATGCTCCTGAATAACAACGTTATAGGTCATGCCACCTACTTTCAATAAATCCATTTACTCTCCTTTCATTCTTGCAGAGATACAGCCAATGTGCTAAACTAAACTTACCCCATTAGGGGTGGGGGAATTTCACCCCCCTATCCGATTACCATGTAATCAGATATTTGATTTTGAGCTTAAACCAAAGAATGTGAATTTCCAACTCGACTTCTTTGTGTTTAGGCTTTTTGTTTAGCCTAGATTTCATTAGCTGTACCTCCTTTCGTTTTGCTTAATTCCTTAAGCTTGATTATATTATACTGCGGTTAAACCGCAATGTCAAGTATTTTTTTGCGTTTTTTTACGGTTTTTTTATTTTTTTATTTACTTTTTTGCGTTTTTGCCGTAATATATACATTATAAGGAGGTGCAAAAATGTCTTCAAAAAAATTAGAGAACAAAGAGATATTTTCTAAAAACCTTGCATTTTATATGGAGCGAAAAAGAGTAGACAGAAATACACTATGTGCAGACTTAGGACTGAAGTATACTACGGTTAGAGATTGGCTCAAGGGTATAACTTATCCACGAATAGGGAAAATAGAACTTTTGGCTGAATACTTTTCAATTAACAAGTCAGATTTGATTGAAGAACACTCTACTAATGGAGCAACTTCCAAAGTCAACTTTGATCCAAGGCAAGCAATTCTCTTATCTAACTATTCAAAACTTAACAACGTACGAAAGAATAAGTTGCTGGCTATATCTGAGACACTTTTATCTGAGGAACAAGGCAAAGTGATAAACTTGCAAGAGAAGATGGCAGAATACGGCTCCAGAAAACGTGTAAGTCTATCTGTACCCGGTAAAGTGTCTGCTGGTACTGGATATTGGCAAGAGGATGACTATGACACAGAGGTTGACTTCTACGCTGATGAAATACCAGATGAAAAAAACTATGACACCGTTGCGGTTGTTGTCGGTCACTCAATGGAACCAAAAATAAAAAATGGCGACTTTTTATTTATTAAGCTGGCTGATCAAGTTGACATTAACAAAATTGGTATTTTCCAAGTTAACGGTGAAAACTATGTCAAGAAATTAAAGAACGACTACCTCCAGTCACTTAATCCAAAGTATGCTGACATCACACCAGCTGAAGGAGATGATTTCAGAACCATTGGTGAGGTGGTAGATATTTATAGAGAAGGGTAGTCTGTGGAAAACTTGACGACATAGAAGATTTTAATGTTTATAGATTTATGAAAGCGTATAGGTTAAACACCATCTGCGATGAAGCGATGGTAGTAAATGAGTTTAAAAATTTAATTTAGGAGATTTATGATATGAAAAAACCTTTTTATAAAAAGTGGTATTTTTGGACACACGCTATACTACTATTAGTTTTAGGATTTTCGTTTTTTGTCATTTACAGATTGGCAGAGACTAATATTGTTAACGAGAAGAAAATAGCAAAATTAGAAAAAACTCAAGAAAATAAAACGACGTCAGGTATTAGGAAAACCATATCCGATTTTACCAGTCGTTTTGACGAAGAATTGTCTGTCAGAGCTATTAAATTTTATCTTAATAAAGATCAAGTTGTATCGTCTTTTGGTGATGAAGTTAAATTGGGTGGAGGTTACTTAACTATAAATAAACCAAATAATGACAAAACAAGAATGTTAGCAACAACAACAGATTTCAAAAATAAAATCATTGTGCCGATAGAATTCAAAAATACAACTGGGGAAACAAAAGGTTTTGATACAAGAGATATTTTCGCCTACAATGGAGATGAAACTATTTCTTTTGATTCAGTTATCAGCGAAAATTTAGATAATGACGGATATAGCGTTGTTGTAAAAGATGGAGAAACAGCAGCGGCTAGTATTGTTTTTGGGACAAACAGCAAGATTAAAGATATCAAAGTGAGATATAACTCAGGATTATGGAAATAAAAAAAGCCCCACGCTCAAATTTTGTCCAAGGAGAGCGTGAGGCAAATTCTAGTATAGTAAAAACCTGCTTTTTGGGAGGGGCTTTTACCATACCTATTTTAACAGAAAATGAGGTAAAAAACAATGTGGATAGAGGAGCTAGCCAACGGGAAATTTAAATATATCGAAAGATATACTGACCCTCTAACAAATAAGTACAAAAAAGTATCTGTGACACTAGATAAAAATTCTAGTCAAGCTCAGAAAAAAGCTGGTTTAATATTGCAGGAAAAGATTGAAGATAGGCTCGCTATCAGAAATCACTCAGAAATGACTTACGGAGAACTTAAAAAGGAATATCTAAAGCAATGGATACCGACCGTCAAAGACTCCACAAAACGTGGTTATTTAGTATCTGACAGTCATATAGCAACCGTGTTACCAGATGATACAATTATCAACAAGTTGACTAAACGTGATATTAGACTAATCATTGATAAACTATTAAAACACAATTCGTATCATGTTACGCATAAATGTAGAAAGAGATTGCATGCTATATTTTCTTATGCGATACAAATGGACTATATGACAAGTAATCCGACGGAGAACGTCTTAGTTCCCAAACCAAAGGATGATTACAAGCCTGAAAAGGTGCTTTATTTAACATCTAACGAGGTTTACGACCTGTGCAATAGAATGATAGACAATGATGAACAAACGCTCGCAGACATCGTTTTATTCATGTTTTTGACGGGTGTACGGTATGGAGAATTAGCTTGTCTGACTTACGACAAAATAGATTTTGAAAATAAAGAAATTCTGATTAATGCAACTTACGATTTTAACACACGAGAAATCACTACGACCAAGACCAAAAAATCAACACGCAAAATATCTGTATCAGATAATATTTTAGATATCGTCAATAAACAGAAAAAGACAAGTTCATTCGTCTTTCCAAATTCGAACGGTGTACCGATTTTAAACGCATACATCAATAAGCGATTGAAAATTTACGGAGATTATCACACGCACTTATTTAGACACTCGCATATATCATTTTTAGCAGAAAAAGGGATACCGCTAAATGCGATAATGGATAGAGTTGGTCACAGCGATCCAAAAACAACATTATCTATTTACAGTCACACAACTGTAAATATGAAAGAAATTATAAATAAACAAACTGCCCCTTTTGTGCCCTTTTTAAAACCGGAATAAAACAAAAAGCCTTTAATACAAAGGCTTTTGACGTTATTTACATGTCCCCTGCCGGAATCGAACCAGCAATTACTCCTTAGGAGGGAGTTGTTATATCCATTGAACTAAGGGGACCTAGTAAAAAAACTGCCCACAGGCAGATTTTTTACGTCTTGGTTGTCCAGTTTTAAAACATAGTTACTATCCTCAAACAACCAAGCATTTTTAAAATCTGATCATCAAAATTAACGACGGATTTCTTTAATACGTGCAGCTTTACCTTGCAATGCGCGTAAGTAGTAAAGTTTAGCACGACGTACTTTACCATAACGAACAACTTCGATTTTATCAACACGAGGAGTGTGAATTGGGAATGTACGCTCTACACCGATACCACCAGAAATTTTACGTACTGTGTACATTTCTGAGATTCCTTGACCTTTACGTGAGATAACAACACCTTCAAAGATCTGAATACGTTCGCGAGTACCTTCAACAACTTTAGCGTGAACACGTACAGTATCACCAGCACGGAACTCAGGGATATCAGAACGAAGTTGACCTTCTGTCAAACTTTGAATTAATGGATTCATTTTTATTCTCCTTCTCTTACTAATCTTAAGTACTTGTCTCAGCGGATTAGCCGTTTTTTGTGCGTCCAT